TAGATCTGTCCGGTTATGCAATGGATTCGCTTACGTTCTTTCCCACGTCGCTCGGTCTACAAGACCCTGGCATTTACACGTTAGGAGCAGGCGTAGGTTCAACATACAGTGGCCTCCAAGTATTAGACATAGTGACATCCGTTCCTATGACTATTGAAGAGATTAGCACTGCTCAAGCAACACAAAATACTGGGCCTGGTATGCTAGGTAGTACAAGAGAATTTGAGACCTTACTTTTTGGTAGTTACAGATTCTTTACGTTTAACAATCAAATTGTTTATCCAGGTTATCAACAACTTGAACGATCACAAAGGTTCGATTCAGGAGAACCGACAGCAGCAGACAAATTGTATTGCTATCGAATCGTGACTCTTTTGGTTAGTGATCTAGATGACAATTCATTCGTTAACATTCCTGCGGCTCGACAACTTGTTGCAGGTGTAATGGGTGAAGAAACAGAACTCGTGTACATGCAACGTCTAAAGAGAAGTTACGAACTTGCTAACCAGGTGTGAACATGGAGGCGCAGCTTCCAGATATGTTTCCGTCGTATGATGATAGAATTGAATTGATACGTCCTCTCGCTCAAACTATTCTGGAAGCTACAACCGCGGATAAGTTCCCAGTTCAAGAAGTTCTTGACCTTGGCATTCCTTTGGTTTACGAAGAGCAGCCAAAGGATTTGTATTCGCCACAACAACGTGAACTTCAGAAATGGCTCCAGGACAAAAAGAAGAATTTACCTAACTTGAGAAACGTTCCGGGTCCAGTCAAATTGGCCGGTGCTTCAATTATTGCAATCGCATATTCTACTGGATCAATGGGAATTGCTGCATCATCGCCAGAGATCCAACAGTACGATGAATCCGCGTTCGGATCAGGCGTCGGTAGTTACTCGATCATCTAAACAGGATAGTAGATATCCTGCTGTCCACATATGCGACACGTGTGAATAACTTCAACACAAATCATTCCGTCAATCTCGTGTTCGAGTTCCTCATAATCTAGAAATTCTTCAGCACGATATTCGATAACGTAACAGATCCAATGATTATCATTAGCTTCAACGTAACACTCTGGGTATTCATCCGGTTTCATTGTCTTCCCACCGCTATTTCAATGTAATACGCAATCTTCTCTAGAGCTTCCATAATACGTTCCATCACTTCAGGATCATTCATTCTTCTTCACCGAGCCATGCTTGCATCTCTGCAATTGATTCTTTGATACAACCAGCACACACTTGAGCGCCATTAACCTTGAACATTCTCAAAAGAACGTCTTCACCTCGTATGCTGTAGCTTGACATTGTTTCGTTACGTTCATACCCACACGCTCCGGACGTGCAAGCAACCCAACGTGTACCTTCTTTAGAACAAGGAATAGAATAAACGTATGACTCTTTCATGTAAATCATGCCTCTTCCTCCTCAAGAAAACTTGTTATTTGTCTCTGGTATGTCACGAGACGTGCGCAAGCTTCGTAACCCATCGTCTCAATTAGCGCGGATATGCACTGAGATGTTTTGTATCCACCCTTTTTTAGTTCTTTTAGTACCCTGTCGGCACGATCGCTCACGGTTATGGAGTATTGGTTCGCCATATTCAAGGGTAAATAATAATGTTATTTATACCCAGCGGAAAAAAAAGGCTACGCCAGAATAATATAGGGGGGGCTGTAACAATAGGGGTGGAGGTCGGGGACGGGTGGTTTGTGAACTGAACTCGCTTCGCTCGCGGGGATTTGCTGCAGATTTCGGGGGGAACCTATGATGAACGGTTTAGTTTATACACCGTCGAATAACCCAAGGTAGTATGGCGACCGCAAAGACTGGCTCTTTTTACCTAACTGAAACTATTGAATTACCTGCCGCATTGGGTTCAGGCAACCGTGTACAAGGCACAATTGACCTTGGTGCATATGTTAACGTAGCAACCGGCCAAGCAATTGCAGTTGAACACGTTGATTTCATTTACCAATGCAGTGATGACTTTGCTACCACAGTCAAAGGATTCGTTACTCAAGACGGATCCATTACTGCTCAACTTACCGATCTAAACCCTGGAACCAAGTTTGTTCGAGCTGACAACCAATCGTTGATTGCCTCTGGATGCATAAACATTGATTTTGGCAACAACGTTGCTAGCCACGTTACCGACTTGTATCCTGACAATTTTGGCCCTGCTGCACTCAGTGAAGCATTCATGGTTGTCAATGATTCTCTTTACCTAAACGCAGGTGTAGATAATGCTGCTATTGGTGGCGATGCATTATTTATCACTGCTCGAATCCGCTGCCGTGTTGTTAAACTTGGTACTAAGGACTGGATGGCCATTGCAATACAATCGACAGCCTCTGACAACTGAGGTTGATTCTATTGGCTTGCGAAACGTGCAGACTCCTAAAGGAGTTGCTTGAAAGTGCTGGCGTCTCTCCTGATGTCGCTGAGCCGGTTAGTAAGTTGGCTGCGCCAGCGGAAAGGAAAGTCAAGCGCAAGGCTTCAGATTACAGTAAGCGGTATGGTAGAAACTTCAAGCGAGTCGCCAAGAAGTACAAACTCAAATCTGGAGCTTGGGCAAAGAACGGATTCAAACGAGCACAACGAGAAGCTCATAGACTCACCAAGAAAAAGAAGTAAATTTTGATGTGATATAATGGATAGTAAGGAAAGAAGATTAGCAGCCATGCACCCATCATTAGTAACTACTTATTCAGGTGCCGCTGGATGGGCTAACTTAAACGGTTGGCAAACAGCGCCTGGACTAGATACTGTCTTATTCCATGAGACGCAAATAGATCTGTCCGGTTATGCAATGGATTCGCTTACGTTCTTTCCCACGTCGCTCGGTCTACAAGACCCTGGCATTTACACGTTAGGAGCAGGCGTAGGTTCAACATACAGTGGCCTCCAAGTAT